GAATAAGTGCGCGACCTTTATCTTTGCCATCGCCACGAGCAGTTGGCAAAACACCATGCTCTCTTTGAATCACACCAATAAAGTGTTGAGAAGCCTGTGGATTCCGTGAACGGCTTGTCTTGCTTCGTGAGCGTGATGCCCCACTTCCACGACCTGCTGTTTCAAAGATTGCACCACCTGGGTCGCGCTGAATGACTCCGTAAGTGTTGCGAAAACCGCTGCCATCTTTTTTCTCGGTTGCGGCAGTTTGTTTGATTCCTGCTTTAGCTCTTTCGGCATCGTAGGCAATGAAACCGCGAGTTTGATCCGGCGACAATGGGCCGATGCCATTGAAGCGTTTGAAGCCGCCTTTTTGCCACCCCGAAGGATGGATTTGGTCATTGCTTGGAAGATAACCTTTTGCCTCAAGAACAATCGGTGCAAGAATGCCACGAATTTCTTTGTTCAATTCTCTTTTGAGGTCAGGCGCGAAGCGTTCAAGGGCGATGATGTTTTCGGTTAAACCTTGCATCTCAATTCTGTAATTGATTTCCGCCATTACTTGCTTCGCGCCTTCGCTCGTTCTTTCATGTATATGACTATTGCCTCAAGTATCCCATCGGGAGCATCAAGCAAATCGGTTGGAGATAAACCTGTCTCCACAGAAACTGCTGCTATTGAATAAGTCAGGCTGTCTCTGTGGATTCGGAATTTGGGTCAACGACCAATGAAACTTCCTTGAGAGTATCAAGAAAATCTCCACCGAATGGCTTCACTACATTTCCGTTGTGCTTCAAAGCTAACCAAGCCAAAAAGTAGATGTGTTCTAGTTTCTGCTCATCCCCAATTAACTTGGCAAGTCCTTTGTTATATTTTTGTTCAAAGTCCACAATGATGCGTGGTCGAAGTGAATACACCTTTTCCACATCATCAGTTGTGACGACCTTTATGCATAAACCATCCATGATTTCCCCCTTGTTTGATTAAGTTGTTGTTTTTGTAATTGCGCCGCTGATAGGCCAGGACACACTTGCAGTTGCAAGTTCGCCCACGGCACCATTGACCGGAGTCCATTCTGACACAACCGCAGAAAAACTGTATTGAGGATTTCCGGCAGTTGTTGTTGCATTGACAGGTTTGACTGCGATTGTAACTGCTGTTCCAAGCGTTGGATAAATTGTCTGCTCAATGCTTGAAGTTGCATAATCCTGGTGAAATTCAAGACTCACAGAATTGTCTGTCAATCCAGCCACCCGGGTTTTTGCAGTTTGTCCGAAAGCTGTGGTCTCAACAATGTCAAAAGTTGATGAAAGCGAGATTGACGCCACATGATCTGAAATGTCAGTTGAACCAAAAAGCACATAGCAATTTGTAAGAACGATTCTAGCCATTATGCAACCGCCTTAGTGATTGCGCCAGTTACAGGCCAGGAAACACTTGCGCTAGCAAGCTCTCCAACGGCACCATTTACCGGAGTCCATTCTGAGATAACAGCGTTGCAGGAATATGATGGGTTGAACGCGCTTGTTGTTCCGCCATTTGGCTTCACAATTACTGCTGCAACTGTTCCAAGTAGTGGATAAATTGTTTGTTCAACTTCGCTTGTTGCATAATCCTGGTGAAATTCTAGGGAGATTGAATTGTCTGTCAATCCAGCCACCCGGGTTTTTGTTGCTGATGATGAAAATGCTGTTGTTTCTACGACATCAAATGTTGATGAGAGCGAGACTGAGCTGACTAGGTCGCTCAAATCTACTCCACCAACAGAGATGAAGGCGTTTGTAAGAACGATGCGTGCCATTAGTTGGTCACTCCTTCTGTTGCTGGTTTGATGGATGGTTGTGCTGTATTGCTTGCCTTGATGTGGTTTGCAGAAATGAGTGCTTGTGCGCTTACTCCTGCATCAACAAGTTCTTTGTCGGTGATTGACTCACCCTTCTTCTTGCCACAGACCTCTCGATCTGAGATGACGGTGTATGCCATTGGTTCTCCTTATCCCCAAATCGTGATTCTGTAACGGTAGGAAAGAAATTGAATACCTTGTGATTCATAAGTACCTGCTTCGGCACCTGTAACTCGCAAGGTGTTAACTGTTCCCCCAAGAGTGCGATCACCTTCAATTGCTGCTTTGATAGAACTTGCACCTGATCCTGCAAGGTAGTCATCAAGTTTGTCCTGTCCAGCACGCTCTGAAAAGCGTTGCACAATCACAAGGACATCAACTTGCGCTTGGTCAAGACCGCGAGCATTATCAATGTCGAATGTGAAATCTAATTGCCCTACTATCGCACAAGGCGGCACAACTGTGTCAGGAATCAAATCATAGGCTCGCAAGCCTGTAATTGTTTGCAGTCTTGTTTTCAAACCATCTCGAACTTGACTTGGGTTCATTACTTAGCCAACCCATTGTTCTTGCGGAAAGGTCGAAGTAATGCTTCAACATCAGGATCAAGGCGTGAAGTTAATCGCACAGTTCCAAGTTCAGGTGTTCCTGCAATTCCAAATGGTGATTGACGGCGCACAAAGATGCGTGAGGATTGAATCAAGCAAGCAGATTGCACCTCATAAGGCACCGCGCTCCAACCCCACACACCTGTAATTTTGCAAGCCTGTGGTAAATAGTAAGGCCATACATAACGACCTATTGCAAGGATTCGTGTGAAAGGCCACCCTCTGCGTGGATTGTTGATGGGTTCAACCATAAAATCACTTGTTGACCACACGGTATCCCAAAGCTGATTGAAGTTGTCATCTGTTGCAATCTGCGTGATTGTGGTGATGTCATCAACATTCATTGTCCACGGATCAAGGGCGGTGTAATAACGAGCAACAGGTGCTTGTGTTGTTCCGTCTTTGTAAAAGAATCGGCCTGTGTAATCATCAATCATTCGACTTACTGCATTGATGGCCGCTTCAAGAGCTGCATCATCTGTTGCATCGCTGATCGTCAATGCTGCCTTCAACTCGGCAAGTGTGGAGTAACCGTTAGTGATCGCCACGCTTTATCCTCTTTTCTGCTTTCGGCAGGATTGCTCGTTCTAATTGTGGCTCCGCAGTTGCCGTTTCTTTCGGCTTTCTGCGAAGAAGTTTCTTTAGTCTTTCCATGCTTCGTGATGACTTTCATCTAACCAAAATGACTTTTGGTGCGGAAGTATTACTGAAGTGTTCACATGGATTGGATAGCCAAGTGATTTGATTCTTCGTGAGAAAAGTAAATCCTCACCAATCCATTCTCCGTTGACAGGCCCATCCCAAAACCAACACCAATCTTTGCCTTGATTTGGGTCTGCAACCTCGCGCATCTTTTCCAACACGCTTCGATGCACCATCAGGCAACCTGTACCTGCTGCATCTATTTCAAAAACTGAGTTCTTGTCGTATTTATACAAGGGCAAGAATCCTTGTGGTGAATCCTGAAAGATTGCAGGAACGGGCTTTGGATAGGTTTTGCCAGGAACACCGAAACCTGCAAAGACTAAACCTGCAACAACAGGGCGTTCTTTGTCGTGGGCGGTGTCGCATAGGGCATCAAATGCTTCAACTGAAAGTTGCTCATCGCTATCAAGCATCAACAACCAATCGGAATCGGTCATTTCTAAAAATTGTTTCACAACACGATTGCGTTGCTTTGACAATAACCCTGAACCTTTGACTCGCACGAATGGGCCGAGTCTTGAATTTCTAGCTCCTGAAAGTTGAATAAGTCTGAAAGCAAAAGCGCCATTGACCATTCCTGGGTCGCAAGACCCGATTGTTACTTTGTGACCTGTTTTCATTTGATTCCCCCGAATCTTAGAGGTGAAGAGTGGGTAAGTCGGGGGAGGCCTACCCACTCTTCACACTATTAAAGAACCTTCAGATTAGAAGGTTGGTGCTTCTATCTTTAGAAGCTAGGTGCAGACAATCCGGTGCCCGAAATTATTGAGGCTGCTAAAGGATATCTTTCTGCGGTATACGCTGCGTAGCCGTACACGACAGTCTTGATTGTCAAGTTGCCTGCACCTGTTGCATCGTAACGAAGTGTGAATGGTGATCCTGGTTGTTCCCAAAGGTGAGATTCACCTGCGTTGACAACATAGATTTCATCCTGATTTGTTGTTGTTCCGTATGTTGTTCCGATGTTTGCATCAGTAATGATTGGGAGACCCATCATCTGATATCCGGAGTTTCCATATGCAGAAGGGCCTGCTCCAACGCCTGAAGCGTTCATTGGGCCGTTAGCGGCTGGCACAACCAATGGACGGTTTGTGCTGTCAACTGCGGCTAGCAAGAAAGCTAATCTTCGCGGATGCATTATGA